TGGGGTGTCTGGGGTGGTGTATACTTAGAAAATGGAGAAATTTCAAGAGAGTTTAATAATCATAAATCAAAACATGATTGGGCAGACATGTGGCAGAAAATGACAACGGATTAAAAAATGTACACAAATGAAATGCGTAGAGCCTTTCATCAAGTAGCACCTCCAAAAGGATTTAAGGTAGACTTGATTGACAACGAACACTTCCTAACAATAAAGTTAGATGAAAGAAAGTTTGTTAATTTAGTTCATGATGAAAAGATTGCTGCATTACAATATGTGGTTCAATTAAAACACGCTCTAGAACTAGAGGGTGCAATTGTTTTAGTGACTAGGGAAGCTTTAAAATGAAAATTGCGATTGTTATACTAAGTATCTTATCTGTTTCTTTTGCTGTTGCATATACTGCAACACTAAGTGCTTTGATAAAAGCAAATAATATATTAACAAAAACTATTATTGATAAGTTTATTTTACAAGAGTACATTGACACTGTTCAATCTGGTAAAGATATAAAGACCGATGAAGAAATTCATCAAGAAAGTTTTTTAAATTTTATTTCTGAATCAAGAGATTGGGCATTTGAGTATATAGAAAATGTTCAGTCTGCTTTAAATAAGTTTGTTGCTGAGGTTGATCCATCTATTGAATATTTTGAAAAATATGGTGATGTAGTTGCAGGACCAAACAACGAACTATTAAAGAAAATTTCTGTTTCATATAAAGAATTAAAGAATGTGTTACCAAAGGATCAAGATGTTTAAGCTAAAAGATCCAAGAAAACTAACTCTTTCTGCATTTCAAATTTGTGAAGAAGAAAAATGTAAAGAAGAATCTACTAAGATTTGGACTAACAGTGAAATCAGAATACTAGATCTTTGTGATAAACATTATAATGAATTAGAATCGGAGAAGATTTAAATGAAAGATGTTCTACTATCAACACTAACAGGTTTTGGATGCGGGATCGTGTTTGCTGCATTCAAATTGCCAGTACCAGCACCACCAGTTTTTGCGGGAGTCGCAGGAATTATTGGTCTTTGGATTGGCTTTACAATACTAACACGAGTTATATCCTAGGAGGAATAATGAATACAACACAACTAAAGGCACTACTTGCCTCATACGGAAGATCAGTCCTGGCATCAGGCCTTGCCCTATATATGGCAGGAGTAACAGATCCAAAGGATCTATGGACTGCTCTAGTGGCAGCACTTGCGCCAGTGGCAATCAGAGCAATTAATCCTAACGACAAGGCTTTTGGTGTACTACCAGATGCTAAGGCCGTAGAAGAGGCTCTGAAGGCTGCTAAGGCACCTGCTAAGCGAGTTGCTAAGAAGAAGGCAGCAGCTCCAAAGAAGTAATAATTACTTGCAGATTAGCCAGTCTAGAGATAGGCTGGCTTTTTTGTTACCCGTTTATTATTTCTAGGTATTTATCTTTAAGGTTTTCAACAGAAAAATGATTAAACCCTATTTCAACAGCCTGCTGCTTACTCTTTGTCTTATTAGAGTTATCAACATAATCATCAATAAGACTAGCAAACTTATCAAGGTTTGGAGTATATATATCCACCATTGATTTGGTTTGAAATGATCCTATTTTTTCTGAGGGGATAAGCCATTGACTTGGAAGAACAATATTGTTAGGAGAGATATCTGTCATAAATACAGGTAGTCCACTAATCAATGCTTCATTCATTGGCAAGCATAATCCAGCATATCTTCTTGGTAATATCATAGCATCATAGCCAGAGTAAAGGTCTTGTCTGTTCTTAATATTATCAGTATCAATAGTTATTCTTGAATCTTTGGCTTTAACCTTTAGATCTGTTTGTGTTTTAATTACTAACTCAAAATCAGCTTTAGATTTTGTCATCATTTCTAATATAGACTCTGTACCATTTCTGTCTTTAGCAGCTTTCTTTCCACCAATATGAAGAATTCTTTTGTGGGTTTTGGATAAGTTAGTTGCTCTAGCCTCATCAAATATTGATGTCGTTGTTGGTGGTGGCAAATGAATTACTTTGGTTTTATCTCCAAACATTCTTTGAACTATCTCAATGTTCCATAGACTTGGTGATAACAAAACATCTGGAAGTGTTAGGCTTGGATTATTCATATGACCAAAGAGTTCATAGTTATACTGCAATATTGTTTTTACATTATGCTTCTTAGCTAAGTCTATAAAATTAGGACTATAGAATGTTTCACAGCTTAAGACTACATCAATGTCCTGTAAGAATCTAAGATATTCTTTTGTTGTTGGCATTCCTACAGATGTTTTTCTATAGTTATAGCCTTCATACCATTCTGGATGTTGTTGATTACCGTTAAAATGTGATGAATCAATTAAAAGTATTTTAGCTGGGTTAAGCATATTAACAAGTTCTCTTGTTTGATTACCTAGTCCAGTGTTATCTGATCTAGCAATTATTCCTAGTCTCATTTTTTATATCCCCAAATATCATCATCAGTTGTAAATTTTCTAGTACCTTGACGACCATCTAGGTGGTAAGATCTTTTTATACTGCCTTCTGGATGATAGATCCAAAGCTTATGTTTATTCCAACCACTATTACTAAAATTACCATATGGAATCATGTCATCTTGTATAATCCCATGAGTAGCATCTTCAATAAAAGTTTTATCTTCCAAAGGTGGCAGAATTACTTTTCTATAATATGATGCACGAGAGAGGTGAGGTCTTTGACTCCACTGTGCCGTTTTCATAAACCCATCCTCTAAACCAAACATTAAATGTTTATGTGGCTCGGGAATCACAGACTCAAAATGGAATCTAATTGTATTAGCTTTTTCATATTCAATTAAATCAAGACACTTCTGCCAATCAATAGGCTCATCTATTACAAGTGGAGCATCACCTTCTACATAAAGCATTAAAGATGTTTGAATTAGGTTTATGGTTTGACGCATCATAGTAGTTTGGTGACTGTGCTTATCAAATACTATAGGCAAAATATTTTTATATTCATGTAAGCATTTCCATAAAATTCTATTCTTATACTCATCGTAATCAGCTTTTCTATGTTGTTGTTCCATCCTTAAGCCATCAATCTGCATAATAATTTCATTGTCTGGAAAGTGAAACCTAATAGTTTTAATAGTCTCTTCAATCATCTCAGTGCTTGGATGATCTGGAATAATGGATGTTGCTAAGATAATTGTTACATCATTTTTATGCATTGATTTGCTCCATTATCTTAATACCTAGATCTCTCTTATATTTAATCCACCAGGCAACAACCTTATGCATGTTTTTAGGATATTCCTGCAGCATTAGGGGAACAATTTTTTTTATATCATTCCAATCTAAAACTTTTTCAACAGGAAAGTTATTTCCAAATATATATTTATAAAAATCAACCTCTCTACCCTTAGAGTCTATTCCATCTGCTATTGGCAAACATAACATTTCAATTGCTTCAAAGAATCTAAAGGAATCTACTACTGCTACGCCTGCAGGTGCTGGAGCTATCCTTGCCTTAGACAGAAAACTGTAGTAGTCTTTAGGGTCATCTCCTTGTGCAAATCCTTTTGTAGGCTTGTATAGCGTATTAGGAATATCTTTAATTGCTTCTGATAGTTGAACTCTTCTTTGGTGAGTTACTTGTCCCGCAAAAAATAAATCATATTCTTTAGTGGGATAGTCTGGTAAGTTTTTATTAAGATGCTGTGGAACTCCAATAGGAAGTTTATTATACTCCTCATGTTTTTTGTGAGGGTACTGAATCCATATCTCAATATTAGGATGAACAATCTTATTTATATCAAACAAAGCTTCTTCATCTCCAGTAATAAACAGCACCACTCTAGATATATTGGAAAGCTCTGCTGATATATGATCTTCATGACCTAGGTTTTGAGGCCCAGGAATAACTACAAATGCTCTATCTGTAACTGGTAATGACTGAACCTTGACCTGTTCTATCTTTTTATTATCAAATATTTCTTTTAATAACCCATAATCCCATTTATCAGAAGCACAATCATTTTCATTAAATGAATATAAATATGCAGGTATCAACTCAATACCTTCCAAAGTTTTTCTTCTACAATAAGTTTTCCAATTAATTCTTCATCAATATATGCTCTATTAGAAGCTAGGGTTATTTGTGAATTATATTTATGTATCGCATCAATTTTATTTTTAGTAAAATTAATTGAAATGTTTTCTAAATTATAAATAGATTTAAATTGATTAAACCTTAATTCATATAATTCTGGATATGCAACCCTATATGGTAGATCTGCATAAATAAAATATGTTTTATTATAAGATTTTATTAGTCTTAACAATGTTTCAGACAGCAACACATGGTCTGGATGATGAATTCCTAATGGAATATATATATTATCAAAGTCTATAATAATATTTTTGATCCAATCAATTAAATCATATTCATTTTGTTTTCCATATACATCATCTAAGAGATCACCATTAATATAATCTACATTTAGCATTGCACAAACATCAGCATGTTCTTGTCTTAACGTCATGTGTTTTTTATTTCCAGCATCATCGTTTGGAATGCCAGCAAAGGCTGCAGCAATAGTAAAATTATTATTATTATCAATAATATAATCACCTAAAGAAAAAATTGCATCATCTGTATGTGCACAAAAAATAAGACTACTCATAAAATAGATGAACCTCATGTTGGTAATCTAATAATGTTTCTGTATATCCAATGTCTTTAATAAAGTTTCTAAGATCATAAAGATATTCATTCCAATACATCATCATAAATTCAGGATGACCAGAAAGCCAAATCTTAGGTCTAAATTCTTTCATTACTTTTATGGCACCACCAAGTACACGCCACTCACTTCCTTCAACATCAAGAGATATTACAGTAGGAGGCTTCATTCCTTTTTCATATACAAGAGTATCAATTTTAACTTGACCATAGAAGTCTGCTTCAGTTTGAAGTTCTTTAAATCCATGTGCTGCCTCAATCGGTGCATCAGATTCTGGTGGAAACTCTCCATAATATATTCTTGTAAGTTCATTATCTTTATCTGATGCAAACCCAGGAATGCAGGCAAGTGGCATTTTTAAATTATTAGCACTCCATAATAATGGAAAATGAGACCAAACTTTTGGATTAGGCTCAAATAAAACTACTTCTGCTCCCCATATTTGACATAAAGCTGGAAATTCACCCTCTTCTGCACCAACATAGTATACAACATCATCTTTTCCAATATGATCATGCATTGACTTTAGTCTTGGCTTTTCCCAACCATGAGGTTGATACCAGTCTGGTCTATCTGCACGATGTTTTGGAAGAGTAATATTAAATTCTCCGTTAATAATTACGTTAACCATTTCTGTCATTTTGTTGCCTCCATAAAATAAAATTCATGTTCCCTAGTATCAAGTTCATAAATCTTTTGATTAGAATATTTTGTTTCTTTATAGTTTACTTTTGATACATTTTTAAATCCAGCATCTTTTAACTTATACTCTAATGCTTTATCTGTTAAAAGTGACACCGATGTTGAATACCACGTTAACCATGAAGAAAACCTTCTATCTAAATTATCTTCAGAATTAGGGAAAAAATCAATATTGTTGTTTTTATATGCATCAAATCCAGAAACAATGTCTGGTAAGCTAATTCTAAGAACGCCATTATCTTTTAATACTCTATTAAACTCTAGAAGTGCTGGCTTAATTTCATGATAATGAATAGCACATATAGTTGCATGTGAAACTATAAGATCACATGAATTATCTTGAATCTGATGTAAGTTTTTGTGTGTTGTGTTATATTCTGGATCAATATCTATATTAATCCAATCAGCAGGTTGTATGCTGCCACATCCAAAATTAATATTCACTATATCCCTAACTCTTTTATTATAGTTGCCCATCTATGTACATAGGTATGTTCATTTTTAGTTCTTTCATGACCAGCAAATCTGATCTTTTCTCTTGATAATCCATCTAATAAATAATAATCTATTTTTGTTTTAAGATCTTGCAAGTTACCGTGTTCATAAAAAACAATTTCTTCTTCATCAATAAAATAATCTTCTAAACCTTTAATGCGAGGGTAGATAGTAAATCCACCACGACCAGTACTTTCAAATAGTCTATCACTAGTATAGTATGGATAGTTAAATCCTATATTAAGGCTATCGCCAATAGCAATCTTACTCTTAGCATAAATCTTATTTAGATCATCTCCACGAACTGTTCCAGTATCTCCATCTCCACCAACGTGTAAGAATCTTTTGCCATATGTTTTTCTTAGAAAGTCTACTAACTCTGGTCTGTACTTATACTCGTGGTGATATCCTTTACTACCGACAAAGATAACATCATATTGAAAGTCATACTGGTTGTAGTCGGGATGAACATAACATTCTTTGTCATATACCCCTGCAGTTAAGAAATGTCCAACCACCTTAGTGTTATCATTAAACCAATCAGCCATTAGTTTATCTACAGTAAAGAAATGACCAATGGTTTTATAAAAGTTATCTTGCTCTAAGTCCTTTTGTCTTTCAATACCCATCCATAAGTCTAGATGGTAGCTCATTGTAGGAATACCAGCATCTTTAAGCCTTATTAATACCTCATCCATAGAGATATTTCCAGGAGTTACCCACTTGTGTGTATGCACCCAAACAAACAGGTCACTATTAAGTGCTGCGTTAAGGATAGATTCACTGGTTGATTTCTTTTCCTGCATTTTTTGAACGGTATGTCCAAGGGACTCTAAAGACTTTACATGATGATTCTCACTACTATAAGGAACCTCAAAGTTCCCCAGAAAAACTATATTGGACATTGCCACCCTATCTTATTTGTTCTTAATATTATATCACGCTTAATATGTTATACTATTATAAAAGGTATGGGGAACATGAACTTTATATATATTTGTCGTATTGGTGAAAATGAAGAGCTAAGGTATTCTATTAGATCAGTACTCAATAGCTTTCCAGAAGCCAACATCTGGGTTATAGGCGGTAAGCCAGACTGGTATGTTGGAAACTATATATACGTTGATCAAAATAATAGCAAATATCATAATGCCATATCTAACCTAAATGCCCTATGTAAT